GTACTGTATACCAGCAGCTATTGCTGTATTAGTAGGATATTTGGACACAAGATCTAATGCTACACGCTGATTTCTGAAGAAGTAGCGAGCAAACCACCATAAACCTAAATCACTAAGCAACTGTAATTTAGGGGATAGGTTTTCATCGAAGACTACAAAAGCACGTAGAGCTTCGATTAACTCAGCATCTTTTGCTGCTTTAATACTTGTACCTTTACGTTTAGCAGTATCCCCTGCGTGCTCTACCATTACATACCTAGCTAATAGATCTGTCATTGCCACAACATGCTTTAATGCAGTGAATGCTTTACTGTTAGGGGATAAAGAGATTGTCTGTGCTACATCAAGTATACCTTGAGGTAATTTAGCCACCTTCTTACCGAATAGTGTCTGCTCTATTACATGGGAGTAGTATCCTGTATGGGAAGCTTCATTTACTTCTTCCACGATCATACTGTTGAGCCCATATTTGAAAAACTGGTGCATAGGGTTAACTTTCATACGGGATTTAAGAGCTGTAGTACGCTTAACAGTACTATGTTTACTAGGGAGGTTAAACTTTTTAATACGCTCCTGTAGTTTAGCTACCTCTACGTACATAGTAGTATACTCTTTGTATGCTACATACCCTTCACGGACTTTCTTAATCATATAACGAGGATCTATACCACGTATAGTAAGCTGGTATATATTAGATATTATATTACTTTTGATTACCGCTACTGTACCCAGAGCGATACGCTCTACTGCTGATTGCATTAATGCTTTCAATGCATGAGTAACCCTATTAACCCATTTGTACATCTGCGGATTTACGTTGGGATCAATTAATAAATCTGCTACAGTATCTTGCAAGAACCCTAAAGTTTTATCTAGAACCTCTTCCCTAATCATGTACCTTCCCTTAGAATCTTTACGGTCATGTATAGATTTTTGCATTGTACGAGGTAGACGATCATAATATGTGTTGTAAGGTGCTGCTAATATATCTACAAATTTAAACTTGTTATTTTTATACAGCTTCCTGCGCTCTTCATCAAACAATGTTAGCCATTTATTATTGATACTCTGGGACATCACTTGGTCATGGTAGTTTGACTTCATGTGAGCCATAACATCAGAAAATTGCCGGTCAATATTAAGCATTTTATGTTCAATCTCATTACCTAAAATAGCACGATAACCAACAATACCAAATCCTGTATCTCCTGAGGCAGTTACGAATCTCTTTCGGATAGGTCTAATATTAACTGGTGTTTTGATCTTATGTTTTTGTAGCTGTTGCTGGATATGCTTAATATCCTGATTATTCAATGTTGTACCATCTTTACCTAAACGGTGTAAATCAAATTTATGTGATGGGGTCATTTCAGTGAATGAAGCTCCCCCACTAATCAGTTTAGCATTAGGGGTGTACTTACCTATAAATATATAGGACTTTTGGAAATTACCAGAGGCCGTATTATTTACATCCGGAATAACTCCTAAATCAATTCTTGTCGTGTATCCCAATGCTCGATACTGCTTTGTGTCTGATGCAGTACCAATCTTAAAATGGATAAATGGGTCTATACGTTTTTTAGTATACCCCTTCTTCATTCCATATTTATCCCCATCGAATAAGTTAACAAGAGCCTCATTCTTATACATTAAATGTTCTTGTAATAGGTCATTAAGACTTTCAGTAGAAAGCTGCTTTAGTACTGACATTTCTTGAGGACCCAATACCTCAAGTGCTTTGAGAGTCACATAAGCATCTAACCGTTTAAGTACTTTGTTAGGTACTTGCTCATGTCTATATATCTTATCTACCAGAAGGGCGTATACGTTATCATACCCATCCCTAATTGCCCCTGTTACATCTGCCTCTCCTGTAGCCATATAGTGAGCTAGTTCATCTAAATAAGGCAATACCTGTTTTACTATGTTAGAGTCAACCTCTGCAAGTAACTTGTCTCGTTGTGCAGAAGAGAGAGCAGAATCACCTAATACTTTTAGAATTTTACTTGAACTCATACCTAATAAACTAAGGGCACTCAAATCAGCATCTAACACAATTCTAGTAAGCATACGCTCTTCACTTTCTGTGACTGTTGGCAACAACTGTTTAAAGTGGTTTTCATAAGCTATTTCAACCATTCGTCGTAACTTAGAAATCTGATGCTTGCTTTTCAGTAATAAGAGAGTCATCTTATTGGACAACACCCCATTACCTAATTCATGTAGTATATCCCGTATAGTTTTAAGCCCTATTTTACTGATTAACTCTTCACGGATTAGACGTATGTAGACATTCTTATTCAGCATTGCTGTAGCACCAACATAGATCGATAATGGTATTTGGAATTTACCCTCAATTTCCATTGATCTAATTTTACGATGCACTCTTGAGGTATACGCTTGTATAGCTTTATTAGATGTAGCCAATGCACTAGAGATTTTCTCCATAGCTATTGCATATTTATCTATCTGCGTTGTCTGTGCTTGTACCAGCTCTTTAGCTAGATCCAATATATCGTCGTAGGCCTTATTATCTGCAGTATTATTAATAGTACGAATAATAGAATCAATAGCAGTATTAATTATCTGCATAAGTTGGGTGAACCAACCAGTAGCATCTGCATGTTTAGGTGTATTCTTGAATGCTTCAAGTGCACTTATATATTGTCTATTCGTAGTGGCGAGCATTACAAATTCAGCGAGTTCATCTAACTCTTTGCCTGGATTATCTAATAAATAATTATATAATCTTTTAGCCATTGCAATATCAGCAGGGGTAGGGTTACTAACCCCTTTGAGAAATACTTTGTATTTCCCATTATCATTCATATAACCTTTTAGATTACTGAGCATCCGTTGTGCTTTACGCTGCAGCTTATAGTCATTCTTAAATGCTCTTGTGAGAAGTATATGCCCATTCTCATGTACATATACTTCAGCAGGAGTCATTGCAAAGAGTGTATCTGGAACACTCTTTCTATCAAGGTACATAGACACTATGTTACGGTGTTTTCCTGCCTCCCCTTGAGTCAAGCCATCTATATCTGATATCTCTAGTTTAATGTTTTTAAGGTTCTCCAATACTGGAGCCATAATATCCAGTATAGTAGTAAGCTGTTTCTCATGTACGAGCTGTTCCCCTTTACTCTGATAATACCCATCACTTATATCGGCAAACGCTGTGTACAGTGTAGTAAAATTATTAACTGTAATTCGGCCCACATTCTGGCCTTCAGCTAGGAAGGTTGTATTAGGGGTGATATTAGCACGCGTAAGGCTATCTAAAGAAAAATCTACCTCTGTGTCAATGCTAGGCTGTACCCCTATCTCCTGCGTCGCCCTCGCAACCTCATGTGATAATGAGTGTTGTGGAGCGACCTCTACATTCCCCCCTTGCATTAAAGGAATACGCATTTGCAACGACCCCCAATTATCGAACATCTTATTGAACTTCTCTTTCGCCTTAGCATGTAATTTCAAGGTATCTAGAGAGGATTCTATTAGAGTTGTAAAGTTACCTGCATATTCCTTATCCGTGTGCTTCAAGCTCTTCCACGTATCTAGGTAATTCTCAGTATTGTTTAGAGCATCAATATCCGTTCTATTTTTAGGTTGTGTGTTTTTTTGTTGCTCTACAATAGCTAATACTGGTTTAATAACTGCAAATACTGATGTTACATTATCATACGCTGCCTGTGATAAGTTTACTTGCATATTAGTATTAATATAGTTATCTGAATAAGCAAAGGCATGTGTAGCAGCTGAGAGGGCATCTGTCATTTTCGCATCATACAGACTGAGACCTGTAAAATCTGTACCAGCTATAGTCTCAGCTTGTATGGTTGCATCGAGATTAATAATCTGACGTATAACTGCTTTGAGTCCTGAAGCCTCGTATTGAGTTAGAATAGGAGATAGCCTATCCGTAGGCGTACCTTCTTTGTACTTCACATTTATTTGTGACGCAGAGAGTGCTTTAGTAAATGCAGGGTCATCTTTAAAGTGTCGAGAAACTATTCTAGGTTGTGCCGTACCAGCCATATCAATAGCAGAATTACCTACATCAAGAGGTCCTTTGTAATGAGGAAATACTGATTGTAGTTGGTCACGTATCATCTGCTTAATAGTAGTTTTAGCTGGGATGTATCCTTGTGCGTTAACAAATTTACTTATCTCTGCATTTAGTTTAGTTTGAAACACAGCATAGACTAATGTAACAGACTCATTAATTGCATCACGGCCAGCAGATATCCCACCTAAACCATCCTCCGCACCACTAAATAATGTCTGGAGAGAGTTTTGGTAAGCTGTCTCAAATTTACTTTCTAGCTTCGCCCTAAAAGCACTGTATTCAAGATTCTCGGTTATACTAAACTTTTCTATATCCCCCCTCTCTTTACCTATAAACTTACTTACCTTATGTAAATCTGTAGGGGCAATATCAGTAAGATTTGTAAATGCACGGACTCCTTTTTGGATCCGTATAGCCTCATTGGTAATACTTTGTAATTCTGAATCTAACGTAGAGAGTTTCTCTTGTTTTTTATTCTTACTTACTTTTGCTTCCTCTAGTTTCTTGTTGACTTGCTTAATAACAGCAAGTGCCTTCTCTTTATCTAAAGTAGCTAATATATGCTCAGACTCTAGCTTAGAAATTCCAGGTAAAGCTAGGGTTGTATCCGCAGCACTGAATGCCTCAAGTGCCTTGGTCTTCTCTGCTTGTATTGTGTTTTGTTGCTGCTCTACTTCTGCTATCTTCTTTTTTACTTTGGCTATTTTTCTGGATAAACTAGTGGAATCAGCATTTAATATTGCAATATTACGTTGCAACGCTGTAAGTAATTCATGTACAGATTCTGAGGCAATACGTTTAGCTTGTCCTCCGTATATAAATATTAGAGCAGGATACTTAACAAGGTTACGTGCAATTTGATAAGTGACTCCTTTATCAGTCTCATTTTTAGAGATTAAAGAACCGAACATATTATGTAGTGCACCTAGTATCTCTTTACCTTTTTTCCCAGTAAATTGATCTGTCATCAAGTTAGCTAAAGATACGTATATATCCTCAATACCAACTAAGTGCTGCTCAAATTCTGCTGCGGTGAAGTGGTCTTTATTAAAGTTACCAACTTGCTCTAATTTACGACGTAACTCTTCTGTATTGAAGAATGGGAATTGCATAATAGCCATTGCTATACCATTACTGATTCCATCCACTTCCATAGCTATATCAGAAACAAAGGTATCTTTAAGCTGCAACTTACCCTCCACCATATCAGTTGCCTTCATCAAGGCAAACACACCCGATAGTAGGGAGACATCTGCATCATACCCAGCATCCATAATATTTTGTAGGGCCTTCCCTTTCGCTTTGTTAGAGGCTCTACTCTCAGCTGAGAAAGTTTGTACAGCATCTACAATAACAGGATCATTCATGATCTTATCAAATTCTAGGAGTACTTGCTCTCGTGTTAACTTATCTGGGCTTCGCTGTAAATTAAATACTACGGCTAACTTAAACCAATTAATGTTGTCTGGAGTAAACGTAACAGCGGCATGGGATTTAACTAGATACCTAGTTATATGTGAGCTTTGTGGGCTAACCTTTCCGTGTTGCATAATACGGTACTGGTTCATTACCCCATGAGGGATATAGAATTTATCTAATAACCCAGCTTCCCGATACGCAATAAGATCACGTAAGACAGCTAATGTATTATCATTTTGAGCTATTAATGAGCCTTGGTCCACTTGTGTGAATATATTAGGATCATGGACAAACTCACTTAAATTTAACATAGCCTCTTGGCTATCATCATCTTGGTATAATTCTAATGCTACATCCAGTATTTCCGTAGGTCCCCAAGGTACTTTATTAAGTCCTTGTACCACTTCCTGCAACTTACTAGATACAGGAAAATGACTAAACTTAGGTTTAGCAGCATCAGTGTGTATCTCTTGTAAGGGTTCCCCATAGTTGAAGTCCCTATCTCCTGACAACAATGCATACATTACATTAATGTCATATATCTCTTTCTTGCTTGTACTATTAGTATTATATAGTTGTCTTTCTCTTTTCGAGTTCAGAGGGGTATCGGCAAGTATTTTATACGCATTATCTATCACAGATATATATCTGGCTGAATCAGCTTTACGTGATTTACTTTTACCATTGTATGTGCGTATAGGATTGTGCTCATCCCCTTTCAATACAAAGGTATGTTTAAATATTTTAATCTTATATTGTCTATCTTTTTTATTAGATAAGTATTTATTAGATCCGACTTCAGTACTTGAATACATCTCCTCCATTACACGTAACGCCAGCATGCCTACAGCTTCAGTTATACTTTCCTGCACACGATTTGCTATGTTAGTTTTATTATTACTTCCGTTCTTATCTTTTTTATATGCTACCGGTTTGAGTCCAGTATTACGTATAATCTTAGTACCTATGCTACTAGCTACAGTAGCAAACCCTCTACCTATTTTATGTCCCCCAGGGGTTGTTAACTCATTCCTCTCAATCTCATTTAATTTCCGCTCTAAGGTACCATAAAAGAACGCTTCCCTTAATCGTTCATTTGATAAAGGATCCGATGTACCCTCAGTTACTAGCCAATTTTCCGCACGCATAAACATACTAAATAACAATGCATCAGGTAATGTAGTGTTGATTTTAGTTACCCCATCCACTTTTTCAACATTATAAAACCAACCCACTAAATCCGTAGTTAGGTACACCTGACTCAAAGGTACGTGCAGATCAGTAATGCCTGCGTATGCTTTACGGTACGCAAAGAACTTACGAGCGATGGTTTTAGCATATTTAGTTAAAGTCTCCAGATGCTCCTCTTGACTTAACTTATTCCCTGCTGGCAGAGCATTCTTCTGATCTGCCAATAGCCCAATAATATGGTCTCGTAGTATATTCTCTTTAGTGAAGATAATCGAGGGGAAGTTAGCAAGAGTTTTATCTGCAGTGGTAGGGTCAGCTGTAAACAACTTATGGATATCAAATCCTTTCCCGTTATTTAGTTGCGCTAACGAAGTGAAAAACTTAGATTGGGATTTAGCTCCCTCACCTACGAGTAGGCGTAAAGGGTCAGGTTGATTGTACAACCAATGAGGGGCTTTACTAGAAGCTTCTTCTTTTGCTGCAGCTAAGAAATTAGATAGATCTATATTTACTTGGGCTTGTTCTTTTGTAGTTAAAGAAGCGAAGTTTTTTACGGACTGTATTAGTTCAGCTTTTCCTTCTTTAGGTTCAGGTACTGATTCCAGTATATCAGCCATACTCTCTGCATTCTCTTCTGTTACTGTTGCTATTAACTGGTCAATGCCCGCTTTTGTTATCTCTCCTGCCGAAATAGGAGGAGGGACAGTATCACCGTACACAGCGTATAACTCTTTAATCAAAGCATATTTTACAGTACTATCTAACGTAGCTGGATTTATTCCTTCTGCTTTGACTGCTGCAAGTATCTCATCTTTCTTGGCATCTTTTATTAAATGTTTTACTTTAGTAATATTCTCCGCAGACATACTCAGTTTATTCACTGCATCTAATAGTATTTGGTGCCAGAGAGCAAACTTAATAGATGGGTGTGTATCTCCACTGGGATCCGTTGGTTTAGGTGCCCCAACATGCTTTTTAATATATACCTCAAGTGCATCTGTAGTAGCACCATCTTTATTTACTATTGTATGTAGGTCTGCCTCTTTGCCCTTCTTAGGGGCCTCAGGAGGCTTCTTACCCTCTACCTTTGCCTCAGGTACCTCCGTAAAGTCCTCAGTCTCACTTGCAGAAGACTCCTCAAGAGATTTACGTGCAATGCCTCGTGCATGTTGTTGCTGGATAGCTAAACCTATCTTATTAGCTAAATCTAATTCAGTACGTAAGAATGCATTTTCTGCTGCTATACGATTAACCAAATTAGTTGATTTGTCCCCATCGTAATACCAGTAGTGTTCTCCTGATTTTTTATTTTCAGTTAATTCAGCATACTCTTCTCGTGTAACAACACGAGGAGCATCGAAACGCCCACCATCAGCTGAGGTTTTTGTAATCAATACTACTTCATCAGCTGAGAGGGCACTTGTATCAGTCAACTCCTGATGTAGTTGTGCTGCTTCCCGAAAAGCATTTAGCTTCTTCTGGTGAAGTCCTTTAAACTGTCGGAGTTTCTTATTCTGTTCAAGTACAGTACCTAGATCCTCATTTGATTCTAGGGCAGTTAATAGCTTGGCAACCCTGGCTGCTGCTGATTGATATCTAGGGTGTTGCCCAACATCTTGTAGTATATCAGTAGATACTTTATCTAAACCCTCGCTGTACGCTTGCTCTACATCAGCAGCTAAGGATGTAGCAGTGGGTTCAGAATCTAAAAAGGAAACAAGACTTTTAATTAATGGAGAGGCTACTTCATTAGCTAAGGCAACATCACTATACTCAGATATACGTTCTCCTCTAGCTTTCTTACGAAGAGTCTGTATTAACTGCTCTCCTTGCTCAGTGCCAGTCACCTCTACTAAACTAAATAGGGACTGTATTGCTGATTTAGCTACCCCACTACGTTCTGCTAATGTATCAAGCATAGTACCATAGTCACCGGATAGTTCTTTTCCCGGTGTGGACTCAACTATACTAGTAAATGCTGCGAGGGTTGTACTGACTTCTTCATCTGTTTGTGCCTTCTCAACAGCCTCTATTAACTTCATTAATTTCTTGTTTTGTTTTTTTGCAGTAGCAGGTATTCCTTGTGCTTTAGCTAATTTATCTATTTTTTTAGCTGCTTTATTTATTCTGGTATTCACATCTTGTTTGACTCGCCCAGAATCAAGATTAGTTGCTGGTAGTTGATTCTCTGCACGAGTGACACGCAGCAATGCTTCTTGGGCTTTAGTTAAAGCCTCATTCAATTCAGCAACTGATAACGTCTTCTCAGAACTGCCTTCCTCTATTTTAGCTAATTCATCTTCTACTTTCGTAGTAACCTGCCCCGCTGCAGTCACGATATACTCCATTACACGTTCTGGTGAGGTAGTGCCTGCACTTAGATCTATTGGAGTATTCTTATTGTCGTTATCTTTCTCTTCTGTATCTATTACTATAGATATCCCTGTAAAGTCCTCAGCGTAGGTTTGGAAATCCTCTACGATAGATTTGATAACCCTATTGGTATTAGACTGTTCTTTGATAAATTTAGTTGTACCCTTAGCAGTAGCGGCAACTGTGTCTACCACCTTAGATACTACATTCTTAGTTTTAGCTACACTTCTCTTAACAAAACTTTGTTGGTATGTATCCTTCTCCTTTGCTAACTTCTGCTGCTCTTGTAGCAGAGTTTGTTTCTCGGCATACTTGATTGATAAGTCATCTTTCAGTGCCTGTTTTTTAGTAGGGTCTTTCTCTGCTAGGATCTCCTTACGCAGTACTTCTCTTTCTTCATTTACAGTGTCTAGTTCTTCTTTAACCTGGTCGGTACGTACTGCATTTTCAGTTTGCTTGTCTGCACGCTCTTGTGCCCTATCCTCCCGATGCTCCCTGACTGTTGACTTAACAGATTCAGTGAGTTTAGTAGTAGTGGTAGTTTTATCAGCATCTGTTAAGCCTGTGTAATCAACATTAGCTAACTCCTCTGCCTTCGTCTTGTTTTGTTTTAATTGGTCAATCTCCCCCTGTATCTTAGCTTTGCGATTGATTAGTTTAACTGTCTCTTTTTCATTAGCAGGTACCTTCGTATCTAGCTTGTCTATTTGAGCTTGCTTCTTAACAATTTCAGCTTCTACTGTCCCAACAGCGAGTTGTGCTCGCTTGGCTATCGCTAAGGATTTGACTATGCCCTGTTGGCGTTCTTTTAGTAATTTCAGTCTAGTGGTGAACGTGTCAATATTCTTTTGTGCTTCAGCTATTGCTTCAGGATCGTTTGCATCCACTTTCTCTGTATTGAGATTACGCGTCGCTTGAGCTAAATTAGCTTCTACTTCAGCAATTGAAGCTTGTACTGTCTGTGCCGCTGCACTAATAGATGTATCTTTCTCAGAATGTGGGATTACATCAATATCTAGATCTGATTCCCCTTTAGCTATACTCGCCAGATTATCAGTCTGAATCTGGGTTAATCTATCTAGCTCTGTAGTAACCTGTGTATTTGTAGATTGTGTACTATCTATAACAGTATTGATAGCTGTATCCCCTGCTGCTACTGTACTAACTACCGTAGGTGTACCAACTAATCCTAATGCAAATGCTGTAGCGACATCCCCTTCTTTGAAATTTGGGTCACGTACATTTGTGCCAAGTTGTAGAAATGTTTCTGTAGAGGCCTCAGAGGCACCAGAAGCAAATACTACCCCAGTTGCATTAACAGCTACTTGTCCTGCTTTGGTTAACGAAGGAATCTCAAAATCCATGTTCTTAAATTTACCAGGTATTGCTTTACCTAATTTTTTACCAACATTACCTAATATTTTTTCACCAAACCATTCAGTCCCTACAGCTCCTAATGCATATACAAAAGCCTCTGCTTTTTCTTCAGTAGTAAAGTCTGCATACAGTTTCTCATTAGCATCTACAAATTCATTGTAATACTTATGTACTTGTACTGTAGAGAACGCTGCTTCTACCGCCTTACCCCCAGAGTAAAGGATAGTATGAACTAATGATGGAATAGCAGATCGGAGACTAGCTCCTGAGTTATCCATGTAATAATCCACCATCTTACCAAAAGTATCTGTAAAGCCCTTCCCGCTCTGCCAGGTAACATTACTGCCTTGTACTAATTCATTTAAGTCCCTGTTATCCCAACCAGATAGTTCATGTAGTTCAGCCTTTGTGTTTATACTGGCTTCTTTCCATTCCATGTCTAGCATCTCTAAGTCAGTATCCATCTTATTCAGATTCTTATACTGGGAAGATTGCATAAAGGTTATTTGTTCATTAGAAGGTGGAGTGGTATAACTTAATTTTTTAGTACCAACAAACATCTGTAAGTCTGCTTCAGTAATTACATCCTCAGCTGGGGCATGTGAATTAAACTGTTTAGCTAAATCACTAATATCATCTCCTGCGACATACTGATACATATCCCTAAGTGCCTTAACAGTATCTACTGAAGCAGCCCCACCCATACTCCCAATACCCTTAAAAGCATTCAACCAACTAGTATCTACAGGAGTTGTGTCCTCCTTAGGTAGAATATCTACAGGTATGTCATTCCTAGTGGGAGGTTCTGCTTGCTGGCGTAAGTATTCTGGGATGGGTATACGTGTAAAGCTATCCTTAGGCTCCTCAGGAGGCGATACAGCCATATCTACAACTGCAGGGTCTCCTAGTGTACCTTCAGGCTCCAACATCCCAGCTGCGCTCTCTGACGCAATCGCAGGTGTGATCTCTGGCACAATCTCAGGTGTGAGCGCAGGGGTCACTTCTAACATGATCTCGGGGGTCACTTCTGGTACTGGTGCCACCATCTCTGGGATGGTAGGAGCTAATACACTGACTTTACGTTGTAGTACTTTATCCATTATACTAGCTTTTTCCGCTAGTAACGCAGGTGCTACATTTGCTTTGGCTCGGTCAATTGCAGAGTCTAATACATGTCCTGTCATTAGTTCTCACCGTATACGAAGGATTTCCAATTCTTAGGGTCTAACTTTTCTGAGGCAGCCCGTATTTCCTCTATTAAAAGTTTTTTGTTGAACTTGCTATTCGGACCAAAGCCATCAGGGAAAGTAGCCTTAAGCCAAGACGTTGCCTCAGCTTTATTCCAGTTGGCTGCATCATCTCCCACCCCATCTTCAAGAGTATCGACCCCACCAAGTGCAGCTATACCACCTTCATTAGACCCACTTATACTAAAGATTACCCGTTGGTTCACCTGAGAGTACAGCTGCCTTCTTCTAATATCAGTAGGATCCGTACCATATAACTGATCTGCTATATTAATTATAGCTGATTTAAAGTCCGTATACGGAGATTCACCGAACACAGTATCTCTTAGCTCCTCAACAGAGATACCCACACTATCTGCAAACTGTTGTGCAGTAAATAACTCACCACTGCTAGCCGCTTTCATTAAGTCTACTTGTTCTTGCGCAGCGATAATACTTTGGTTATGGCTAATTGCTAATTGTTTATACTGTGTAGGTAGATTAGATGCCCCCATTACCTTCTTAGCGTAATCATCAGCAAGTGGAGTAAATACGAAGCGCTTCCCGTGAAAGGCTGTAAGGCTTTTCCTTACATCTTTCAAGGTAGCGAGGGTTACTGCCCCTCCCTCACCTACAAGGTCTTGTATAAGAGTATCCACACTTTGTTTACTATCGGTAGCGAATTTATGTGTCGCTGTGAGGGTATCCAGATATGGTTTAATTTGAGTAGCTGTTTGCTCTGGTGTTACCCCTTGACTAATAATACCTTGTGCCAGGTTAGTTATAGCAGTTAATTTATCTTCAGTCGTATTATTAAGGTCATTCATTACGCCCGTTAGGTGGGGGGTTTCATTGACGACATACTTGGCTACCTTTATTGCTTGATCTATTTCTATCTCCTCACCCAAACCCTCGACTACCTTGAGGGCAGCCTTCTGTTCCTCTATAGTTAAAGTTGTTTCAGCAAGTGACAAACGCAGCTGTTCCTCCCGAACCTTCTGAGCCTGTGCAGTGACAGCATTAGCCACTATCGTACTTGCATTCTTTGTCTTGTCTGCAGCTACCTTATTAGCTGTGTCCAGGGCAATTGGTAAGCTTGCGGTTAGGTGTGTGTCTATTATCTTCGCCTCATTCTCCAATTTCCTTATATTGTTCTCAGCAGTTTGCTGGGCTACCTGCGCCTGTCGTAGGGCCAGATCGCGAGCCAATGGACTAGTGAACTCATTTATTGCTTTTTTAATCAGTATGTCATTATAACCCTGTTCAGCAGTCTGACCCCCTTGCATTAGTTGGGTCCTAAAGATATCTTCCTGCATTTTCGTCATTTGCTCTAATGCACTAGGTTCTGTGCTTAAGTTAAACAACTGAGTATCTAGGTCTGCCTTATTTTGGGTAACTGTTTCAGTTTGCCCTGCAGCGACGTTAGCCCTAACTATCTCGTCTGGGAGATACTGTTTCCTGTTAGATATCGTATTGCCAGTTAGATATAAATCTATGCTTTTCTTCGCCTCAAGTTGCTTTTGAGCCTCGTCCCTATTAGCCTTAGCCTGCGGACTAAGGTACGCAGCAATACTATCTGCTGCTTGAACACTCGCTAACTCACGATCCGGTGCGTTTAGTAAACGCTCCTCTTCTATGGCTACGTAGTTTTTGATTGCCTTCTGTCGGGCTAATTCGTCAGTATGGTCAGTTAAAGCACCTCTGTAGTCTCGTGTGCTCCCAGCAGCCAATTCGTCACTTATTGGTGCGAAGATATCCCCTACATCAAGTGCTGTAGGCTCGATATACTCCTGCGCTTTGAATTGCCCGTCACTTATGTTAAATGCTGTAGCTACTGCCATGAGTATACTCCTTTATATTGTACGGGTTAGTGCTGCTTGCATAGGCTCAGCTAATTTATAATTAGATAGTTGGTCATAATTAGCTGCTACATCCTGCATACCTTGACTATCTGCCCAACCACCCATAGCGACTGCCATAGGTTTATTAGCTGCTATGTCATAATCAACCTGCTGGATTGCCCCAATAGCATTTAGCCACCCTTGGTTTTCTGCAACGAGGTTATGTCTAGCTGTTTCTTTATTGGCTCGGTATTGGTCATATACACCAAAGATATTAGCACCTGCTCCTAACAATCCAGTAGCCGCCCCAACCTGATTCCTAGAGTACCCAAACAACCCTGAATCTTTTGCGTTATTATTATTTAACGTATAAAGATTCGTTAAAAATTCTTTGTATTCCGGAGTCCATTGGGCAGAGGGCTCCACTACTTCTGGTGCAACTACAGGTTGCTTAGTCTTTTTTGGTTGGTACCCGGACATTGCATTCAGGGCTGTCTCATACTTTTGATTGTCTGTGTCCCGTGTGGATTGGATTACGTCGCTGGACTGGAGCTGCTGGAACGCCTTTAGGCGCTTGTCCCTAATTTGTTGAGCGGTACTCTTCTTATCACCTAAACTCATATTTATTTCTCCTAAGTCATTCTACTAAAATCTTGTTTAAATTTATAATCTATTTGTCCTGATATATTAAAGACATTATCATATAGCTTATTAGCATATACTTTAGCATAAAACTTCTCAGGGTATATGGGGGTAATGACCCCCCGTATATCTACATCTAACATCTCTAATGTATCAGTATTACGGTCATTTGTCAATGCGGCTATTTTATCTAGTTCTTCTTGTACTAATAAATCAGTATCAGCAATTAGGGCTATAGCTTTTTCATGTCTAATTGCCTCTTCTTCAGCTTCCATTCTTGCCACTACAGTAGTCACAGTAGCTACTGAATCAATAGTAATAGTACTTAATTTTAATACATCCACTAAGTCGATACTATCAAATGATATATCTTTACCTATACCAAAATTCATGTGTAAGCCTACAGCTACTATAAATCCTACTAAAGGACTCTCCTCTGCTATCTCTTGTACGACTAAATTAATCATCTGATTGATTATCAAATTAGTAGCAAAACTAATTGCTGTAGGAGCCCATGCAATTGAAGTTGGTCCTATAGCTACACCTAAAGCGTATGGTGTTGTATAGGTTATCCCTAAACTACTAGTCACTAATACGTCCCCTGTTACCCCAATTCCATTAGCAGAATTTACTAACATAGGCGCACCGGTTTCAGCAGAAGTCATTGTAGCTAATTGCACGTTTGATCCTTTCAGAACAGACGTAATCCCTGGGTTTGTAGATCCTGGAGCTCCAGTACCCATAGTCACATAAACGATTATAATAATCAGTACAATCATCAATACCAGCGACCAGATGTCTACCTCAATAACCTCGTAGTGGGCTACCATCACAGTTACACGGGAACTAGTTAACCATAACTTGCCTACATCTTCTTTAGAAATACCCTGCAATTGGGAATAGAATAGAGGAACCATTAGGTCATCTCTATTAGCTAGATTGAAGTTAACCATCTTGTACTTACTAGACTCTGTATCCCGTACATTAAATACTCCTGTAGGAGCTTGTACAGTGTACGCATTAAGCCCGTTAGGGACAATCTGGTAGTAAGTCATATGTTGACCTATAAATGTAGCGTCAGTAGCTGTATCGACCTCCTGTAGGTCTCCATTGTACCCTGGCTGACTGAACCTAAGTGAGAATGTCCCTCTACATCCGTGATCTGCCCATATACCGCTGTTACTGTCGAGGATACCGAAAGACTGGTCTAGTGCACACACACTGTTTGAGTGCTGGGTAGTGAGTGTCATACTAATAATATTGTCAGGGGTATCTGTCTCCCCATAAGCATAACCCCAACTCTCAGCGTTGTAGGATCCAAACGAAGTGTTAGGCATTCCCCTGTATATTTTAAAAGGTTGTAGCTGACTACCAGTAACCAGCTCAAAGTCTTTATCATATACATTACCTGACCAAGCAAACCTCTCTGTTACTTGTAACCACTCTCCTGCTTCACTAGCAGTAGCCCCAGGAGCTAGGTGGCCATTACCATCTAAAAAGTCCTGAACCTCTGTAGCATTGCTTGCTGCGTATTTAAGATTATACGTAGCCTGCCCACTAGAGGCGTAGTAAGTCTTTACTAACGTAGTACCCTCAAAGAATTTAGGTTGAGAATAATATACCTCATTTTCTATACTACTAGGATTAGAGTTAATATCAGCTAAGGGGGTATGAGTATAATTTATATAACTAAACTTAAATGCATACCTATAATCCTCTGATATTATAGCTATCGCATTGTAGGGTTTATCATCCGAACTAGAGGTAGAATCATAATCCCCTTGAGTTGATATACCCCCACTATATAAATTCTGGAACACATTAAATAAATACGTCATACCCGCTTGTGTAGTATCCCACATCCGTACCCCAAAGTTAAGGTAGATATGATCTAAATCATTAATATCCCCATCATGATTATCTAGGATACTACTTAATATACCATCAGGCTGTAAATTAAGGAATCCACATAATTCATTTATCTGATCTGTACGAGTAGAGGGGGTAGTATTATAATTAACATTATTTACTCTGAGGGGTATCGCAGGTAATACTTGTAATGCATCTGCATCTGTATCTACATCAATAGTAGGATTATCTAATTCTGGGTATGTACCTGTACCCGTCTTATAGATAAAGAGTTTATCTACTACTGGATCATTATCTTTTATATATACAATTGTATAATGGCTACCTATAGGTTTACTAGGTATTACGTAAGGTAGTAGGATAGCCTCTCCGGTTAAAGATATGGATACACTATAGTCATCTGTCGCCTCATTGTACGTGTAGTCAGTATACTGAACCACTAGAGGTAGAGCACTAATCGTAGGCTCAATTAAGGTGTTGGTGGTATAGTCATATCCTTTATTCTCTTGTAACCAATAACGTATCCAAGTTGTAATAGACAATCCCCCTAATTTGGAGGACTGTAGAGAACAGGGGGTACCTTCTAATGTATTTAATACATCTAACACTTCCTCTGTATCTACGTAATTCATAAAGGAGGTTACTTCAGGGAAACCACTAAAGTAGTTATCATCATCTATATAAGTAATAAACTTACGTAAATCTACGGAGATTGAGGGAGCGTAGGCTGCGTGTATTAGTAGGTAATCAGCTAATGGTATATCATTAAATAATGCAGTAGCTACATTTTGATTACTCTGTTCGATGGTATCGGATGCGAACAGAGGTTGATTATGTACATCAAATAGCTCAATGACTTGGTCATCCAGCATTCCCAACAGATCCGTGACAACTAGTACAACAGCGACAATAACTACCACTGCCACTATTATCGTCACTACTGTGGCTGCTGCTACCCAAGCTACTACAAAAGCCATAGCAGATTACCCCTTATGTAGGTTTAGAGTCTGAGATAATTGTATTGATATTTGGTGTACCTGTAGCGTTTAGTGCATCCACACCTGTACTAGGGATACCAGCAGTATTAACATTCATCTGCCAAGCTTTAAGGAGAGTATCTAAATACTTCTGGTCAGCGTTCCATTTAAACCCTTTAGATTGTTCACCATATAAGGTAGCTTGTTTACCCATAATACTACCAGCATCAGGAGCAGCTTTAGTACTTTTTTGTGTTTGTGCATACTCAGTAATTTCTTTCTGTCCTAATAAAGCTTTTTCAGCATCTGTTTTTTCTTCTTGAGCATTTTTAAGTGCAGTAGCACCAATTAAATCTAAAGCTTGTTTAACTTGAGTTGCTGATTGATTATCAACTAATCCTCCTTGTTTACCTTTCAATGTAATATCAGCACCAGATTGTGCATCACGAACTTCTTGACTAGAAACCAAATCTAAAGCTTTCTTAACTTCAGTTAATGCTTGTTTATCTTTAAGTGAACTAGAAGCAACTACATCTAGTGCTTTTTTAACTTCAGTTAATGCTACTTTAAGTTCAGTTGCTGCTTGATTATCAATTAAACTTCCTTGTTTAGTTTTGAGTGCAGTAGCACCTATTACATCTAATGTCTGTTTAACTTCGGTTAATGCTTGTTTGTCTGCTAATTCTTTCTGTGATCCTTTAAGTGAAGTAGCTCCAATTAAATCTAAAGCTTTTTTAAGTTCAGTAGCAGATTGATTATCTACTAAACTTCCTTGTTTACCTTTGAGTGAAGTAGCACTTACTATATCTAGTGCTTGTTTAAGTTCAGTAGCGGCTTGATTAGTTGCCACTGAAGTTTGAGCAGTCTTAAGTAAACCATCTTTAGTAGATTGTGTATCACGAACACTTGTAGTTGATACAATATCAAGAGCTTTTTTCAACTCTGATGCTGCTTGGTTATCAGTTAATGAACCTTGTTTACCTTTGAGTGTAGTGGCACCTACTATATCTAGTGCTTGTTTGACTTCAGTCAATGCTTGCTTATCTTTAAGTGAAGTAGCAGCAACTATGTCTAAAGCTTGTTTAAGTTCAGTCGCAGTTTGATTAACAAGTAATAATCTTTGTTTTATTGCTGTATTTTCTGATGTAGCTTGTGACGCACTTCTATTAGTAGTTGTATTAACAATATCAAGAGCTTTCTTTAGTTCTGTTGCTGCTTGATTATCAGTTAATGTACCTTGTTTAACACCTAATGCAACATCTGCTGTTAGTTTAACTACCTGTTTATCAGTTAATAATTTATCTGCATCAACTTTTAAGCCCTGTTTACCTACTAATACTACATCTGCATCAACTTTTAATTCTTGAGCATCAAGTAAAGCCCCTTGTTTAGTATTTAATGCTACATCACTATCAACTTTTAATTTCTGCGCATCAGTTAATAATTCATTAGCATCTACTAGTAATTTATCAGCATCAACTTTTGCACCTTGTTTACCACTTAAAACTATATCTGCATCTACTTTTAATTTTTGTGCATCTGTTAGTAATTCTTGAGCATCAACTAATAATTTATCTGCATCTATTTTTAAACCTTGTTTACCTATTAATACTACATCAGCATTTGTTTTTTCTTGATCAAGTGTATAACTAACTGAAGATTGTAAGGCACTTTGCATTGCTCCTAAATAAACAGTTGCAAAATCTCCACCAGTTATTCTACCTAAAGCGTACTGGTTTTCTAGCTGTGAATTGACTGCTTCCATTAGTTCATCAAATACGCCATCACCAGTAACTACACCGTCTACTGTAGCTACGTTACTTGTAAGATCTGCTATAGTTATCGCCATTTAGGTATCTCCTCTAGCTTTTTGTTGGTCTGCTAGTTTATCTAGCTCTGGTTGAGTTAGGTCAGGAAGAGTTTGTACATTATATTTTTTAGTGATATACGGTACTAGTTGCTTCTCACCGTTCGCTGCTTTAATAGTTTTAAACTTCTGCATCTCAGCATTCTGAATTTGCTTAACTAAGATATTAGGTACATGCCACCCTTCATCATTATTGAATGGTACAAACTTCTTAATAGCTTTACCTCTATTAATGATAGAGCTACTGACTGTAAAGATTAGGCCTGTATACGTAGATTGCAGTGGATCATTTGGAGATACTACAATACGTGATAGCTTCATAGCTTTCTGCTCTACTGTAAGCTCTGTCGGGCTGCTTACGGCTACAGGAGGAGTATTATCAGGCTTATTGTTATAAGTCCCTGCTACGACCTCTGAGAGCACTTGACGGTATTTGGCTTCACCTGTCTTATGGTGGAGTTTAACACCAGCTACTTCTAGTTCTGCTTTTACATCCTCAATATCCATATTGTCAATATCCATGTTGTGTCCTTATGTGTTTAGTTAGTTATCTATGAAAGAAGTTTTCATATGGTAGCCCTCTACAATACAAACTAGAGGGCTACACTATTACACTTCTACCTATGCGTCTTCTGTCCAAACAATACCAAGACGTTCAGGGCGTAGAGCCATGAAGCCATAGTAGTACTTGATAGAATAGAAGCCAGTCTCACCATAAGGGTCAGTACGATCTGCAATCTCTTTCCCAGGTTTCTTGTGGTTAATAGTGAACTTCACAGTCTTACCGTCAGTCTGGAAACCGATAGTAGTAAATGAACCATCACCAACAACAAGCATTGGGTAGATATCTACTCCAGCAGCACCAGCACCTACAGATGATTGCATCTCAGGAACGACTACTAGACGGAACTGATCTACTGAACCAATCTCACCGTTTAGGATGTTACCTGCATTAGCATATTTCTCTACTGAAACAAATGCTGGGTTACTATGCAAATCAGTCATAGCACGGATAGCAGGAATCATCTCAGAACCAATGTACATTACTCGCCCACCATTGATAGTTTTAGTATCAATCATACGTGAACCTGCAATTACTTTAGTCTGCTTAGGAGTCTTGTTATTATCTAATGCAATAGACAAGTTCATAAGATCAGTATAAGTAACTACACCAGTAACCTCATCCTTAGCTGTACCACCGATGTAGTAAACAGTACCATCTGCAGAAGCAGTAGTAATAAGGTCCGACTGAAGCTCTGCCTCAGTAAGCTCATTAGCACCTACTAAAGCTTCCTCAGTAATATGGGATAGAAGCTCTGCATCACTATCAAAGTCTAAAGACTCTTGAGTATACTCAGTGAAGAAACCACGTTTGTGGATATCACCCTCAATCTGTAGACGTGTGAAACCTACACGGTTAACTCGTCCACCATTCTCAGTAAGAGTAGGGATCTTAGTACCGATAACTCCAGTATCCTTACTAGAGCCATATAGGTTACCGTCTGCGATTACTGCACCTGCAGCACTCAAACCTTGGTCATTTACGTTACGGTCATCAAGCAATGGGATGTAGACATCTTGCTTAATCTTCTTGCCCATATGCTTAGGCATAGCACGTACATTAGCCAAAGGCATAAAGTACTGCTTATCACGTACAGCGATAAGTGCTTTCTTGTGGTAGTAATCAGTACGTGCCTGAGACCCGATAGTTGAAGCTGTCCCACCTAGTGGGTCATTGTAATTTGTAGCCATAATAATATATCCTTATAAATTAAAGTTAAATTAATCTAAGCGTACTGCTTCATAAACTCTTCATCTGACAACCCTAGGAAGTCTTCCTTAGGTTTAGAAGCAGCCTGCTTAGACTTGCTGGATGCAGCAGCTTTACGTTTCTTATTTAGCTCTGCTGTATCCGGTTTTGCTTTAGTCTCTGATACACTGGTAGCTGGTTGTTGTGTTTGTGTCCCCCCAACTAGTACACCGGTAGATGCTAAGTACTCTGCTGCTTGTCTATAAGCTTCCACATCAGCCACCCCATCAAGGTGGCCTAATGCTTTCTCTCTTTCAACAAGACTACTGACTTGTTCATATACACCATTCTGCATATGCTGGTCAATAATACCAATTATCGCAGGACTATCTGAAATAATAGTTTTACTCTTAGTGTCCCACTGTTGACTCATAACGTCTAGTGTTTTATTAAAAGTGCTACTATCCCTAATATCATTCAGGGCTTGGTCTAGCTCATACTCTTTATCTGATACACTATACTCGGTTGGGTTGTAATCAACATCCTTATCAGTATCAATATCTAAAGGATCTATACCACTATCTTTAATAAGCTTGGCTACAGCTGCAGGGTCTTTCTTAGATAGGTCAATGAGATTATTAAGTTTACCTTCATGAAGTAAACCGTTATTCTCTAGCATCTTCACAATCTTTAGCTGCGGCTTAATAGCCGACATCTTCTTATTGTAATTAGCACCCATCTGCATAAGCTTAACAACGTCCTCGACATTGTCTACCTGCATCTCTTTACCATTGGCTTTAAACGGTGCAAAGATCCTCTTATACGCTCCTTGGAAGTCTACCTCTTGTGTTTCCTGAGTATCCCCATTTGTGTCACTAGTTTCGGCTTCTGTATCAAGAGACTCTTCCTCATTAACTTTAGATTCAGTTTCATGCTCCGTCTGGGTATCCCCTTCTGGTTGGCTTACTTCGTCATCTTCACTTGATGGATCAAGTTGCTCTTGGGCTTCTACATCTTGAGGATTCTCATCCTCTACTTCCACATCAGCAGTATGCTCTGCCTCAGTATCTGTATTCTCTTCTAATACTGCTTCTGTATCTCCAGCAGTATCTATATCATCTGTTTCAAAGGTACTAGGGTCTTGTTTTAGGAACTCTTCATCTGTCATCCCTAAACTGCTATCATTTATAGTATTCATTAATCAAGTCCCTCTCTAAGTATCTCTTCTCTAGCTTGTTCACTTTCCTTAACTGACTGCTCCATTGCATCCCCATTACGTAGTATAGTATCTAAGAACTGAGCTAAACTACCTATACCGTACATCATTTTATCTATGTTTGCAAGCTGTGCTTCTTCCATAGGAGAACTTTTAGCCATAACTAGTCTGACTGCTTCGTCCTGAAAGTAAGCTTTATTGATTACTTTCTTAAAGTCTGGATTGCTCCTTAACTTATCTAGGCTGTCCCTCAAAGCTATAATTTCTTTAGCTTCTTCAATCCCTACTTCTATTTCTTGTATAGCTTGATCCTGTCTAGTCATGGTAAATCCTTATGTGGTTAGTTAAAAAGTTAGTTAAATTATAAACCTGGGTACTGTTGAGGTACCTCTGATTCTTTGTTAAGCATAGCATCAAATGTCTTAGAATCCAAGTCCTTCCTTCTATCGAACTCCTTCTGTTCCATAGCTTGTTGGTGACCTAGCTTCATTCTCTCTTCTTGGTTAACGTCATCTACACCGGATTCCTTACTTACAAAGTCCAAGTCTTGTAGGTCAGCTCCACTGTGCATTGCTCTTGCCTTAGCTTCCTCAGTGACAGTCTTAGCTTGTTTAAGTCCAACATCAACTTGATTCTCTTGTGCCTTAGCAGTCTCATTAGCTATCTGTGCTTGTAGTAACTGCATCTCTAGCTGTACCTTCTGCTGCTGCATAGGATCAGGCTGAGGTTGGAAGTTCTCAATCTTATGTGCGAGAGTAGGCATATTCCGTAACTTAGCTATATCAGCTAGAATCATTTGAGACATATCCTGAGGCATGCTGTTACCCATAGTCTGTAACATGAATGCTAACTGTTCTGCTCTCTGGTTATCTTCTTCTGGGGTAGATATAGATAACTTAATATCATAATCACCACCTAGATCATCTCTATTGATCTCTACCATCTCATCATTAGTAATGCGGATAATCTCTTGGTCATCTAAGAACTCAGCATTCATAGATATAATCTTTCTACCTACCTGAGTAATACCGTTAGCTAGTCTACGGAGTATACCAAGCTCTCTCTTAGAAGTGGCATCTAAGGCGCTCCTAATGCCCGTAGCAGTGTCTCCGAGAGCTGCCCCACTAATACCACTACTAAATGCTTTCACCCCTGTAAGACTCTCTGCTTCGTTATTCTGAAGACTGAGCATATTCATTGCACTATTAGGTATCTCAGGGTATGTACCCATATGGAAAGCCTGACGAGGATCTACATTACTATTGAAAGTGTAGTCTTCACCATTCTTAAACTTCCTAGCATTAACGGTATCTAAGGCATCCTTCCTAGAGCCTACCTGACCATTAGCTGATCTACCGATAATATCTATCATACCTCTAGTGACAGCACCTACGATCTTCTGATTGTCTTCAATCAATACACCATCAGGTTCACCATATACGCTATTACGCTTAGGTAAATACTGAACTAATACGAATGGTAGTTTCTTATCTGGGA